CGGCGTCGGCGCGTCTGCCTCGACGATGCCCCTGCAGACACGGCTGCAGCCGGTCTCGTCGGTCGATGCGCCGAATCGCACGGTGGATGTCACCTGGACTGCCGGTGCCCAGGTACAGCGCTACGACTGGATGCGCGATCGAACCTATCTCGAAGAGCTCAGCACCGATCCGGGTGCGGTCCGAATGGACCGGCTGCAATCCGGAAACGCCCCGGTGCTCAACGATCACGATCGCTGGGGCGGTCTTGATTCGGTGCTCGGCGTTGTTTCCAGCGCCTCATTGGACGGCGGGAACAGTACCGGCCAGGCGACTCTGCGCTTTTCGGCGCGCGACACGGTGCAGCCGTATTTCCAGGACGTGCAGGACGGGATCCTTCGCAACGTCTCTTTCGGCTACCGGACCTATCGGATCGACATGATCCCGCCGGGTCAGGAAAACAACGACCAGTGGATCTATCGGGCGATCGACTGGGAGCCGTATGAAATTTCGCTGGTCTCCATTCCGGCCGATCCGAATGCAACCGTGCGCAGCGCGGGCGGCGCATCCGACCAGCAACGTTTTTTCCCCTGCGAATTCGTCGATCGAAGCGCAGGGGCTTCATCTGACGGGGCCGACGCCTCGCAACTTAACCAAGGAGCTGTGATGCCCGGTGAAAACCAACCTCAAACCCCCGCACAACCGTCCGGTTCGCAAACCACTACGGCGGCACGAAGCGATGACACAGCGGCCCAGAACGAAGCCGCTCGCACTGCGGGCGCGCAAGCCGAACGCCAGCGCATGATGGATCTGCGCACGGCAGTGCGTGCGAGCGTGCTGGACAATCAGGACCAGCTGCTCGAGGGTTTTATCGAACGTGGTGCGACCGTCGAAGCAGCGCGCGAAGAAATCCTGCGCCTGCAGGCTGAGCGTTCGGCGGCCAATCCCCAGCGCGGTGCCGCCAACATCGTCACCGTGACCGACGAGACCGATGTTCGCCGTGCGGCAATGACCGACGCGGTGATGCATCGCGTGAACCCGCGTCATGAGCTGAACGATGCGGCCCGCCAGTATCGCGGCATGACGCTGCGGGAAATGTGCCGCGAAGCGCTGGAGGCGGCCGGCGTCGACACGCGTGGCATGGACCTTCGCCAACTGGCCGGCATGGCGCTCGGCATGACGGGGCGTGCGGGATACACCTCGACGTCGGATCTGCCGATCGTCTTCGGCAACGTGATTAACCGGACGCTGCGCGACGCCTATTCTGCGGCGCCTCGGTCCTTCACGAGTTGGGCACGGCAGGGCTCGCTGACGGACTTCCGTCCCGCGACACGCGTGCAGGTCGACGGCGCCCTGAAGCTGGAAAAGATCAACGAGACCGGCGAATACAAGTACGGCAAGCTGACCGACAGCGGTGAAGTGATCCAGCTCGGCTCGTACGGCAAGATCATCAACTTCACGCGCCAGATGATCATCAACGACGATCTTTCTGCGCTGCAACGCGTGCCGCTGTATTTCGGCCGCGCTGCGGCAAATCTCGAATCCGACGTGGTCTACGGTTGCCTGACTGCCAACCCTGCCATGTCGGACGGCAAGACGCTGTTCCACGCGCAGCATGCGAACCTCGGCGCGGGCGGTGCGATCTCGATCGACACGCTGACGGCGGGGCGTGCCGCGATGCGCGTGCAGAAAGCGCCGGGCGACGGTACGCCGCTCAACACTGCGCCGAAGTTCCTGCTCGTGCCGGCTGCGCTCGAGACGATCGCCGGTCAGTACACCAGCAACCAGTACACGCCGAATCAGGCCACGCAGCAAAACCCGTTCTTTAACACCCTCACGCCGATCGTCGAGCCTCGTCTGGATGCGGTCAGCGCGTCGAGCTGGTATCTGGCCGCCGATCCGTCCGCGATCGACACGGTCGAATTCTGCTACCTCGAAGGCGAGCAGGGCTTGTACACGGAGCAGGACCTGGATTTCGACGTCGACGGCCTGAAGGTCAAGGCGCGGCTCGATTTTGCTGCGAAGGCAATCGACTATCGCGGCCTGTTCAGGAATCCGGGCCAGTAGCCCCGCACGTGTGCCGGCCTCGTGCCGGTGCAGTTCAGTCTATTTCAACTTCAGAAGGAACTGATCTATGAATAACTTCATTCAAAAGGGCCGCACACTCACGGCCACGCTGGCGGCAGCGGTCACCTCCGGCCAGCTGGTGCTGCTCGGCAATGGCAAGCTGCCGGCCGTCGCGTCGGGCACCTATGCTGCCAACGTCGAGGGTGAGTACAACACCGGCGGTGTGTACGAGTTCCCGAGCGCGACCAATGGTGCTGCGGTCGTTGGCGACCGCGCGTATCTGGATCCGGCAACCGGCGTTGTCACAGCGACGGCAGCGGACAACGATCCGGTCGGTCACTTCGCAGCGGCAAAGGCTGCAGCCGATGCTACCGCGCGCGTGCGACTGTGGCTGTAGGCGATTTTGATCCGGGCGTGTTCTGGGGCGCGTTTGCGGCCGCCGGCATGCTGAAGACTGCGACGCTCGCGTTGGGCGATGGCTCAACGCGGGACGTCCAGGTTGGATTCATGTCGCCGGACGAGTTGCAGCTCGACGGTCAGGTCACGGTGACCGACTATCAGATCGAGTACCAGAGTGCTGACCTGCCGGACCTGCGCCGTGATTCGACGCTCACGATCGGATCGGTTCGTTACCGCGTGCGACGACCGCCTCGTCGTAAAGACGACGGCTTCTTCACCGTGGCCGATCTGGAGGCCCTGAAATGACCACGCGCCGCGAATCCTATGTCGCTGCCCTGATGATCTTGCTCGGAGCAGATGCGGGTCTGCAGGCGCTCGGCACGACACTCAAACGGTCGATAGCGGAGGCGATCGACAGCGGAGAGTCTCCGGCGCTTGTTGTGCATCGTGGTCGCGATGTGGTTGCCGACTCGAATATCGGTCGGACGACCCGATCGTGTGCCGTGATGCTGACAGCGGTCGTTCGCGACCCAGCTCCGGACCGGGCCGCAGACGAACTGTTCGAGTTCGCTCATCCGATCGTTATGCGTTTCGACGCTGACGGCCTGGTCGGCGTGAATGAGGAAACGACCGACGAACCGGAGACTGCGGAGATTGAGGGCGGCGTCGGTGTCGTAACGTTGCACTACACCATTCTGTATCAAACGAACACCGACAGCCTGACCGCGTGACATCGCGGTCGCCGCGTCACCTACCAATCTAGAGGAGTTGATATGGCCGCGTCCAAATCAATGAAGAATTCCGTCGTGCTGGCGGCACTGCAGGTCGCGATCGGCACGCCGGCTGTACCGACGTCCGCCGACGATGCGATGCTGGTTAGCAACATCAGTGCAAAGCCGGTCGCGGCCGACTATGTATCGCGCGACACGATTCGCCCTTTCTTCGGCAACGACCAGCAGCTCACGGCCGGCTGTCACGCCGAGCTCGACTTCGAGATCGAAGTCGCCGCCTCAGGCGTCGCGGGAACGCCGCCGGCATGGGGTCGGCTGCTGATTCCATGCTATTTCTCCGAAACGGTCACGGCAGACACCAGCGTTGTCTATGCGCCGGTCAGTGTGCAACCGACCACGCCGTTGACGCTGTATTACTACCTCGACGGTCTCCTGCACAAGCTTACCGATGCGTACGGCACGGTTTCGTGGGACTTTACGGTCAAGCAGATCCCGAAGCTGAAATTCCACTTCATGGGCGTCTATAACCCGGTGACCGATTCGCCGATCCCGGCCGGCACGGACTTCTCGAAATTCCTGGTGCCGAAGATCGCGAGCACGCAGTTCACGACGTGGCAGATGCATGCGTATAGCGGCCCGCTGCAGGCGTTGTCGCTCGACATCGCCAATACGCTGAACTGGTCGCAACTGATCGGTTACGAGCGTGCGGAAGTCACAGACCGGAAGCCGACGGGCAAGATCACCATGCAGCTCGGCTCGGTCGCGGACAAGGACTGGTGGACCTCCGCCAGGGACGCGCTGCTCGGGGCGCTGACGATCACGCACGGTGTCGGTGCCGGCAACATCGTCCAGCTCGACGCGCCCAAGGTGCAACTGACCGACCCGTCGTACACGGATCAGGACAACAAGGTCATGCTCGATGCGACGCTCACGGTCACGCCGGACGCCGGCAACGACGAGCTCATCATCACCATAAAGTAACTTTGCAGTTCAACGACGCGGGCCGCCAGGTGCGGCCCGTTTTCATTTGAGGATCCGAATGCCATACGTTCTCGCAAAAAAACCAACCTTCAGGACACTCGTCAGGGTCGTCGAACCCGGCATTGCTGACGATGGTTCGCTCGAAACGCACGAATTCACGGCTGAGTTCAAACGGCTCAAGCGTGATGAGGCGGAAGCGCTCATGAAGTCGGGCCAACTGGCCTATATGGCGCTGGCGGATGTGCTGGTCGGCTGGTCCGGATTGAAGGGCGAGGATGGTGCGGACCTGCCATTCACCGCACAGTACCGTGACGCGCTGCTGCAGATTCCCCACGCGATTGTCGCCCTGTGGGATGCATTCCTGCTGAATACGTCGGGAGCAGCACGAAAAAACTGATTGACGCGGCGCGGCGGTGGGCGGGAGTTGCGGTTGATGACAGTCGGGTCGATGCCGGCGTCGCTGCAGCGCTCGCGGCTTTCGGTGCGCGACCTGAGGATGTAGAAAAGGCGCGCGAGCAGCAAGCTGAAAACGACTTCGAGGTCTATCCGGAGAACTGGCGGGCCGTTCAGGTGTTCCTTGCACTGTCGACGCAATGGCGTACGGTCGCTATCTCAACGATGACCAGAGCCCGCCTCATCCATACCGGTCTCGACTATGCGGCAATCGAGCCTGTCTTTCGGATGATGGGTATCAAACCGAAGCGCCGCGCCGCGATATTTCAGAAACTCAGGGTGATGGAAGAAGCCGCACTCGATGCGTTGCTGCCTGAATAGCCCTGTCTGCAGACGCCCCTCGCTGAGGGGCTTTTTTATTGGCGGATCGATATGACTGGAACAAGTGGGTCGCTCGGCCAGCTGGTCGTGCAGATCACGATGGACCCGTCGTCTTACCAGGCGGGTTCGCGTGGCATCAGGTCGGACGCACAGGCGATGGGCTCGACCGTCGGGAAGGCGGGTGAGGACGGCGCGGCCGGCATGGACAAGATTGGCGCGCATACGGCCGGTGCGCGCCGGGAGTTGCTCGTCATGGCGCACGAGCTCGCAACCGGCAATTTCAAGAATTTCGGCGGCTCGCTGATGGTGTTCGGCGAACAGATCGACGCATTCAGGTTCATTCTGAGTCCGGTCGGGCTTGCGGTGGGGCCGTGGTCGCCGGGCTTGGCCTGTTCGCGGTAGCGGCATACAAGGGCCATGAAGAGGCGGAGACGCTAAGCAGGTCGCTGCAGGTCACGGGCAATTATGCGGGCTGACGGCGAGCAGTTTCGCAGCAC